GATGATTGGGATCAATACTTCGGTCTGTAATCTGCCGAAGGCAGAGCCGATGCGTTTTGCCAATTCACGCGACTCGATGGCAACCTCAGTGGCGGATCGCACAGCACCAGAAGGATCACGAAGATCGTTGAATAGGGCTTTCTTGATCGACATTTGCATTTCACTGATCTGGAACTGGGCAAGTTGTAAGTTTGATCCTGTATCTAAACGCTGAATAGATGGGTTGCTGCTGTTGTTAGAACCAACTGGAATAACAATGCCTGGGCTTATATTCAAATTGTAGGGGTTAGTTACACCATCGTCGGTTGCCGTATACATACCTGCCAGGTCAATAGCGGCCTTCTGGAGTACAAACTCTTTGGCCTTGTTCAGTGAGCGTACGTCTGGAAGTGCCTGTAGTGCTGGGCCACGACCTCTGATCTCACCAGCTACCTTACTATAGCGACCTGTCACCCAGGGGCTAGAGTCGCCAAAGTCCTGCATCCAGCTAATACGGTCTTCAGTGGCTACCCATACGCAACCATAGTAGGTCTTACTCTTGGGCATATAGACAACACCCTCGCGCACATCGACATCAGTGTCTGGCTTATCCTTGATGACCTGCTTCATCTTCTCTGATGGTTCGAAGCCTTTCCAGTAACGCTCTAGGTTACGAGCCTTTACCTTAAATCGTCGCCAGTGCGTTTCGATATTACCTTGTGGGCCTTCCTCAAATGCTATTCCCTTCTGCGGAATGGCGTTAAAAATGAGGGGCATCTCGTCGCTCTCGTCTTCATCAATACGAAGTGTGCCTGTACCAATAAGAAGATCGAGGGAATGCTCATAGAACTGAGTAGCAAAGTTAGATCGGTTGATGTAATCAAAAATAATCTCAGCCTGATTCTGCAAGTTAGCCTCAATGTCTTCCAAGCTAACATCAAAGTTACCTTCCTCAAGCTGCTTAACAACTAAATCAGATGGCTCAAAGGTAGCCCAGCGTGACCAGATAGGGGCAATGTTTTCTTGTAGCTTGCTTGCGCCCTGCTGGATTGCCTCAAGTGCAGTAGAGTCAAAAATACGATCCATCTTCTGCTGGCCTGGAGCATAGTCTTCAAACAGATTGCGGTTAGGCAGAAAGTATTCGTAGGCATCGTCTAGCGTACTGTGCCACATGGAAGCACGTTTAAATGCGTCATTCTCTCGTTGCTTTAAGTCCTTCAGTGAACCAAGCTCTTTAGGTAATTCCATTATTTTGTAACCTTTTTAACTGATTTTTTTGCGCCTTTTCCTATCAAAGAACCAGCCTTTACTCCTTTACCCACAGCTGAAGCACTGAAAGCTGCGCTCATAGCCCTTTTAAATAAACCACCTGATCGTTTAGGGATTTTTAAAACTTTACCTCCAGACATTCGAAAGCCTTCAGTAATCATTGGACCTGCTGGCGCTTCAGCTTGCTCCATAGGCCGACCAAGCAAGGATGCCTTGCCTATTTTCTTTTGTGCAATAGACTTTAATCTACGTTCGCTTGATGCTGTTTCTTCATTAAGCTGCTCTCGTTGCATTTTTTCCATTGCTTTTTGTTCTGCTGTTGGTTTTGGTGCTTTGCCGCTGCCCATGCCTTACCTCTGCATATATTTATATAGTTGATAGGGAGTCCATACAAAAGGATGGTTAATACCTAAGAACTGCTTAACATGACCAACACAAGTGTTGAGCATGAATAACCTTTTCTTATTGTCCTTTTTTACATAACTCACGGTTATATCTGTTGGCCCAATTATATCATTTATATGGTTGACATTATACACCCTAACCTGCTCTGTCACTTTTTCGTACACAACATACTGCCCATTAGAAGGCTCAATAACTAGGCAATGTTGGTAGTCGTTATGCAGGAACCTAGAGTACCACCGCCCTGTGTTACCTCTAAAGACTACATAGGCATTATCAAAAGACACTAAAGTTTACCTTTGCTGTGTGTGGCTTTGCGAAACCTTGATCTCGACGGAGAGCAGAGCGACCTTCACCTTCACCTTGGAGGGCATACTCAAGCGCCTCTACTGGGTGAGAGTACTCGTTCTTGTCTGGTTGATCACTGTAGCGTTCGCCACTCGTTTGCACACGACGATAACAGAAGCCACCTTGCAAGCCCTTACGAATCATAGAGGCTTTGGGCAGGACAATGAAGCGAGGCTTACCATCCATACACATCTCTTTCATAGGTACTTCTAAAGCGGCTCGGCGTTTCAGGGGATCGTTAGACTCTGTTGGTTGACAGGGTATACCAGCGGCTCGCATGATCTGGAATGGAGTCTCACTGTTGGACTGATTCTTATTGGAACCAGAGGGATCACCCCAGCCCTTGAAGTTGCAGCCAGGATAAGTCTCTTCAATATAACGTTTTAGGGTAGGCGCAAAGTCTACTGCACCGGAATCAGTGAGCACCATTTCATCAAAGCAGACCCAACGCCCGATAGCAGTACGCTGAAGAAAGGCACAAGCAGGTGTACGACCAAAGTCAAAACCCAGAATGATAGGAGTGTCCTTGTCCGGTGTGAAGTCCATATGGGATGCGTGAACAGAGTCCGTATACATCGGGTGAACCGGCTTACCGTTAGACACAAAGCCGTACTCATTAGCAAGATTAACTTTAATCCAGTCATGTGTTTTACCTGATAGTCCGCGTTTGTAATAGTTAGCAGGGAGGTTGGGCAGGTTCTCCGCTTTGTCGTTTACCTTCCAAGTTTCCCCATCCTTATACACGCCGCCAGGTTGACGATGGAATGCCCAGCCTTCGGGACGCTCAATCTCTGCCAGCTTGTAGTACCAATGATCTTCATCGGGTGCGTTACTGTCACCTAACACGCCATGATGCGTAGGTTTGATTCCCTCCTTGGGGGAAGGATAGCGACCATGACGTAGATCAAGCATATCGAGAACGGCCTTAGAATGCTCTTTCGTCTCGTTTAGCCACACCCATGTACACTGGATACCCCTAGCCTTCTTAACGTGCTCAGGGCGGTCAAAAGCGATGAATATGACCTCTGATTTAACTGAGGTGCCATCTTCTAGCCGGAAGCTGATGTAATGGGTAGGCGGTTCTTTGTTACCCTGACGGAATGGGCCAAGGTCTTCATGGATTTCTAGCCAATCTTTAATGGTTGTGGAGAACAGTTCTGAGTAGGTGTTTCGACAGGCAATGATACGGCTAAGGCGTACACCATAGTTCTTGTGTCCGGGGGTCATCACGGGAGCTTGTTCGGTCATCAGGTCGAATAGCTTGAGGATAGTTTGAACGGTCTTACCGGAACCTAGTGGCCCCATGATGAAGGAGTTCTGAGAGCGACAGTCAGCGTAGTCTTGTAGCACCTGACCTTGTGGCCCCATGCAGTATTCAATGGTAGGCATTACTTTTTGCTCCAATCTATTTGGTCGTACATGGACTTGTACTTGGCGCGTGTCTCAGGGGTTGACGTTCTGTTGCCGCTACCCTTACCACCGTTTAGGTTGGCATGGTGATTAGGGAAGTGTTCTTTCTGCGTCTCTTTGTCTAGCTTATGTACCAGACTCTTACCTTTAGCCATTACTCTTCATCCTCATCATCGACAGCGGCATTAATAATTGCCTCTACCACGGGGTCTACATCTACAACCTCGGCCTCGATAGCGTCAGTACCACCATCAAAGCGTTTACGTTGGATAGCAACTACAGCACCTTCGTCAGCTCGTATCTCTACAGCCTTTAGCTTAGGCTCAGTATACTCGGCAACCTTACTCCAGGCATTAACAGCAGCATTAAGAGCAGTCACATCACCTTCTTCTTCAGCAATGTAGTCTAGCTTACTAGCAGCTTCTGCCATCTTCAAGATAGGATGGAACTGTTCACCGTACATATCCTGTAGTCGAGCCAGCAAGAACTTCTTATTCTTATTGGGTATTCCTATACGAGACATATATAACCTTTACACTCGTGAATGTTGTTGTTTTTCAGTTTCTAAATAGTCATCTGACATTCTATCTTCTACAATGTAAATCAAATCAGTCAT